CAGATGATCTATTATCAAATGTAGCATAAGAAATAGCTTCAAAGAAAGATCTAATAACTTGTGGTTGGTCACAATAGAAAGTTAAGTCCATTGTTCCAGTGTATTGAGCAGTACCAGGCACTGAAAAATTCAGACCCATAAAAGGTACAGGTACTGAATTAATCGTACGGGCTGGTATTTCTGCAGTTCTTAAATATACTAGATCAGTCTCTGTTAGAGAAAAACCTTCATAAAGTAAATTACTGATTCTATATTGGTGATCGCGCAAGAAATCTCTTTGCTGCATCACGTTGAAATATTCTGTTATGTTTAGTGGCATATGTTAAATTCCTTTTTTGTATTAAATTAACTCGTTAAAATTCTGGTCAGTTCTAGTTGCATAGAAGTTTACCAAAATAAACTCTGCTGCGCGAGTAGGTTTAATGTAGATATCAACAACCAATTGGTTGTTATCAATTACATTTGGAGTGTTATTTCTAGCATCGCAAACGATGAGGTAGTCATACATACCCTGGTTATTCTTAACGTCTTCGAAGATTGGGGTTAAAACGTTAATAACACTTGTTCTTGTAAAGAGAGTATTAGGTTCGAATACAAAATACTTGAGTGTCGATCTTGTAATCTTCTCCAAATACAAGAACAATCTTCTAACATTAATTCTGTCAAAGGCAGAAGGTGTTGACAACTTAGTCTTTTGACCGAATACTGTAATTCCGTCGTTAGGGAACTTAGTAATTGGATTAATACCTTGCTTGTAAATTAAATCTCTGTTGCGTTGGCTTGGAGATACTGCAATATCAAGCACAGGTGTTGGGAACTTACCTCTTGTAAACCCTGCTGGAGCAAACCATGGAGCGAAGTTAGCGTCATCCTTGGCCATCATACCAGCAATTAAACCAGAGACTGGAATCCAAACATTAGCACCAGAAGTTAAATCGTTGATTAAAGCCCAGTTACCATACACTGTAGCATAACTTGTGCTTGTTGTATCAAATTGATTTCTTAATGGAGTATTAATGTGCTGAGTAAAAGTATTATTTCTGTTAGAAAGAACCTTTGTTTTTGCACCTGTTACGAAGATTGGGCGTAGAGGATCAGCAATAAACAAGTGATCCTTTCTTATATCCTGTGCAAATGTTCTGAACTGTTCGTAAACAGCCAAATAATTGTTCTTCAAGTCTTGAGCATTATATGTGAATGGAGCATTTCCTACATTTGGCACAGATGTTGAAAGAGAGTCTTCAGTTAGATTACCATTTGTACGATAGAAACCAGTTGATGGTGTACCGCTTGTAGTTTCACCAATGTCAACAACGATTGTATCATCATACGCCTGCAACTGAGCGGATGGTGAACTTAGCGTATTGCAAATAGAATACATTGTACCTAAACCAGCTTCAACAGATAAGTCGATTCTTAAAGCATCGACATCATCGATTGTTTGGAATACTCTGTCAATCTTAGCTGGTGTGTTACCAATTGCAAATGTAGCAGCAGCATTATCAACATTGTTGAGTACTGTTGGACCGTAGCTATAAAGCGAGTCAATTGGATTGAGATAGAAATTTAAATATGATTGAAAGTTTGCAAAAAAAGCACCGCTAGAAGGGGAAACCCAAGCGGCTAAACCAGCACCGTAAAGAGGTGTATTAGCGAAAGAAGCGTTTGCTTTTACTTGTTCTGTTTTTGCTAAAGTATCGCTGGCAGAATGGTTAAAGATGACGAACTTGCTTGGCTTACCCTCAGGGTTTGTCCAATCGCCAGCAACTGTGGAGATATTTGGGTTTACAACAATCGAGATGTAAGTCGAACTATCCTCTACATCACCGAGGAAGAAACCTACTGGCTGTCCACCGTTTTGAGACTGAACCTGTCTTCTGCTGTTGAAAGAGCCTAAGAAACCATCTGGGAATGTATAGTCCAATGTTACAGCTTGTGGGGTATAAATTGACTGTCTTAGCTTAGCAACCTTGACGCTAACAGAATCAATAAACGCTCCTTGGAACAAGTTAATATTTGGGTCTTGTTGCTCAATTTGACGAGAAACTGATTGAGTATTGCTTGTTACAGTAGATTCAAGCTGGAAGTTAAGTCTTGTTTGAGGGATAGTTAGATAATTAGAGTAACCAATGTGACCAGAATTTATAGGCGCATACTTAATATTAGTAACACTGTTAAAATTAGATTGCGGATCAGTATCTAAGCTATCAGCAAAACCTACTGTATAACCTTCAAAAGATTTACTATCAAAGGTTGATTGGAACTTGTTGAGAACAAGAAAACCGGCAGAGGCTAAAGAAGAAATAGTATCAAAATTATTACCTGTACCAATAAAATGTAATGCTTGGGATGAATCTACCCAATCAATATTTCCTTGAACAATAGATAGATACTCTTCTTCAGTTAATTCCAAATATTCAGGAGCACCGATGAAATAACCAGATAATTCCTGTGAAAAAGATACTGAAGCAGCAGAACTGGCAATAAACGCAGTTTGTTCAAATGGAACTGCTGGGTAAGCTAAGCAGCTGTACTTAGTTGTAGAAGACCCTACACCAGTTCCAGAGCCGTAAGGTAATCTGGAAACGATGGGTCTACCACCCCCGTTAAGAACCCCTCTTACTGAGTAGTAAAAGTATCTTTCTGCTGCATTTGTAGGGTTGCCATAAATAGTTGAAAATGTTTGAATATCAGGAATTTCAAGCACCTCTTCAATCGGGCCTTGAGTTGCATATCCTAAAACCAAAACATTTGTACCATTTGGAACAACCGCTCTAAGAGATAAATCTATCTCATTAATTTGAACACCAGGACTTTCTATAGTTTGTGTTGGCATATGTTTTAATTATTTATGTTTTGGCAATTAAATTTTTTACGGAATGATGTTAAAAGTTAATTGACTGAACTCAAAAGAAAAGCTCGAAGCTATCTCTTCACTAGCCTGATAATTAAAATTAATTCCATTGAGAGAAGTTGCAAAGCATTGGGTAAAAACAAATTCTCCTAACACCTGATTGTACTCGTTCAAAGGTAATAATGAAATTTGGGAGGCATATTTTGGTATGTAGCTAGGCTTTTTAGGGTCTATTAAAGTCTTTGTACCAGGATCTAATAACCCTGAATTATTTTCAGCATCAAAAACAGATTTTTTTGGATCGTTTAATAAAGCAAGCCACTTCCAAATAACATAGTAATTGTAAAACTCACTATCAATTGTAAAGTTAACTGTTACAGGATCGTAGGCTGGTCTTGAAAATGAAGTAACCTTTGGTACCTGTCCCTGAAAAGGTACACTTACCGAAGGTACACTAATAGCCGGTACTACATTTCCCCATACAGACATTTGTAACTTATCAGAAATAATCTTTGATGGTGTCTCATCACCGTACCTGACATCGATTTTTCTTAATGCCTCTGGCATTGTTAAAATAAGAACAAACTTATCAACCCTAGCCTTGTTAAGAATAGCCTGGTTGAGGTAATTATGTTTTTCTGTTAAATCTCTATAACTCATATCAGCATTTCCATCTTCTACGAGCTGCACAACCTCTTGTATCCTTGCCTCCACAACCACCTGAAGGTATCCAGGCCTTGGATCTAGAACAGAAGCTCTTGCGTCTCTTAGAAGCCTTAGAACCTTTCTTTACTTTTCCAGTTACGGGTGCCTTTAATTTGCTACCTGTTGCTCTGTTATATTTGGCTCTACCTTTTGCAGTCAAACCAGCACCTTTGCTGGCTGGTAATTTTTCTCCACGCTTTATTGATAAAGAAGGCCCTTTTTTGGCTTCAGTCAACAACTGCTCAACAAGTTGATTGTAAGTCATAATATTATTTATCTCCAACGCTCCCATCCTTGAGAAATTAAATCTTCCATTTCTGGGTTTTCTGGCTCATTGCCGAAGTTAGTAAAGAAAGAAGGCATCTCGTTAAAGTCTTCTTCGCTATCTTTATCTTGAGCAATTTTTCTATTTGTTAAAATCCCAAAATCATCAACAAACTCCCCTGGTTGAGAATAGCTCAATCTCTTAATTTTGAATGGTTTTTGATTCTTATCATACTCTAAAACCTCAAAATACTTCTCACAAACTTCTCTGTCAAGAATAATTAAGGCCCAGGCCATACCCATTACTCTGTCATCTAACTCCCCAGATCTAGCACTCCAGGTACCGTTTTTGTTTCTTGTAAAACTCTTTAATTCATTGAGTAGATCAACAGATTTTATCTTTACTCTCATAGTTTCATTCAACCAATATCTCATATTGGTCATACACTTGTACTTGGTGTTTGTATGAGAATGAATTCCAGGTCTATCAAAATGTATCTTGCCAGATTTAACAGTGTATGTTACAATCTTGGTGTAATTGTATTCGTTTTTAAGGTTATCGCAAACACCACCACCATGATTATTACGCTCAATTAAAACCGGAGGAGAACCCCAGTGCTTACATATCTGATTAATCTTTTGAGTGAACGTGTAGGGGTTGATATTGTTGTTGCAGTACTCTGCTACCTGACGAATATTAGTTAAATCTGTAATATCAATCACCTCTACTGAGCTAGCATTTTGACCTACACCTTCTGCGACGTCAACACCTATAACATATAAGCTAGCCTTATTTGGGTTTTCCCACATCTTATATGACCCATCTTCAAAAATATGCAAAGGTGGAGCAATATTTGATTTTAAATGCTCATATAATTTGTCTGATAGAGTGCTCTCCCCAACTTCAATAAATTCGTTGCCGAACTCTTGATTGAATGTCTCTTCACTGCCAATTTCTCTAATTGTATTCTGCTTCCAAACTTCATCTCTACCAGGTATTTCCCACCAATCAATGCGTTCTGCAGCCCAACCATTTTTTCCTTCAATGGCTCCAGAATACAAATCATAAAACAAATTCTTTGTACCGTTAGGAGTAGAAGCAACAAATATCTTGGATTGTTTGGATGAAGAAATAATTGGAAAAACAGATTTCCAGAACTTGTCAACAATGTTATTTGGAATGAAAGCCAACTCATCCAAGATTAGAACGTTTACGGAATCACCGCGACCAGCATCAGAACTTGTAGTAGAAATACCAATTGAAGAGTCATTTTCTAGTGTTATAGATGTTTTACCGTATTCTTTTACCCCTGGTTTCAAGTAGTTCGGTAACATCTCATAAGCCGTGCGTATACGACGAAAGATGTTTATCGCTGTCTTCTCTTTGTTAGCTACAACAAGTACTCTCTTATCCTTGTTGAAGCATGCAATCCAAAGGGCATAGATTGTCATTAGAGTCGTTTTTCCTGATTGGCGACTCGCTAGCAATGAAACAAATCTTTCCTCATCCAAGGCTTTAAGGACTCTTAATTGACAAGGATGCAGTTTAATTAACTGTTTGCCTTTATCTAGATTAATAATATAGAAAAAGGTTTGAGCAAAGTATAAGATATCATCACGACTATTCTCCAAATGCTTGAGCATTTCAGGAGTCCAATCAAATTGTGTGTCTGGTTTGGGGAGATTTTTATTACCTAAGTAGTAATTTTCTTCGGCTGGCATATAAATATTTAAAACTATTTATGAAAGATCTATCAGAAGATGTAGTTCACTCATTTCCTGGATTTGAAAAACTCCTTGAACCATTCAAAATTACGGGTGATGCAAAAGTTAAGAAAGACTTGGTTACCCCAAAAGATGCTCCACATTATTCAGCCAACTCAAAGGCCTCAGATGTTGATAGCAAAGAGCCAGTAATGGCTAAGGCCTATGAACCTTCAAAGGGTACTAAGGGCAAACAGAAAAAGAATAAAAAGGCTAGAAAAAAGCTAAAGGAGAGCATAAATAATTTCAGAAGCAACACTATGAAATCTCAAAAAAACAAATTTGATGAATTGTTCGAAAATGTCATGGGCGAAGAAGATCTAGATATGACTCTAGGTACTGATGGTGCCGGTGATATGGAAATGGACGCCGATCTCGAAGGTGGCGGTCTTGGTGGCGGTCTTGGATCCGGTGACACAGCTCACGGAGATTTGGCCGAGAAGATCGAAAATATTATCTCAGCTCTCAATGACTTGAAGGCATCTCTAG